ACGTGTTCGAGTCCATCTACTACAACTGCGATTCCGGCCCCTTGTCCGATTGGAAGGGCATGGGCATGGATGTGGGCACGACCCGTATCATGCTTCCCGAGGGCGGAATCATCATGCCCATCACTTCTGGCGCTTCCAGTCAGGATGGAAAGCTGACCACCTGTGGTCTTGCCGACGAGACGCATCTTATGGTGCAGCCGAAGCTGTGGAACGTGTACAAGACCGTGGCCCGTAACCTCGGCAAGCGTGCCGGTACCGCTGGCACGTTCATGATGGAGACCTCCACGATGTACCGTCCCGGTGAGGGCAGTATCGCTGAAGCGTCGTACAAGTATGCGTGGGATGTGGCCGCAGGACGAATCAAGCATCGTGCCGGCATCTACTTCGACCATGTGTACGCGACGTTGGACGTGGAGGACTTCTCGGACGAGAAGAAGATGACCAAGGCTCTTGAGATTGCCTACGGTCAATCCTTGAAAAGCCCTGATGGGAAGGACCATATCATTCTCAAGGACGGTACCGACGTGCCGATTGAGAACAAGACCGGTCTGAGCGCCGATGGCCGTTATTCGCTGACCGATGGCGAGCTTGGCCCGTCCAAGGACGGGTGGTTGACGTTGGATGGTCAGCTTGACCAGATCTATCAGCCGGACACCGATCCCGCAGATTCGATTCGCTACTTCCTGAACAATCTTTCCAGCGTGCAGAACGCTTGGCTCAGGGAGTCCGACATTCAATCCCATGTCCTGTACAAGGATGAGATGGCCGGTTATCTGGGTTCCCGCAAGCTCGAAACCGCTTGGCAGAAATTCGTCACCAAGAAGGAGCCGATAACGCTCGGCTTCGACGGTTCCGTGTCGAAGGACTCCACAGCCCTCGTTGGTTGCAGGGTGTCCGATGGCATGCTGTTCCTTATCAAGCTGGAGCAATGCCCGGACGGGCCGGAGAAGGCCACGTGGAGGGTTGACCGTGACGCTTTCGACCAAGCCGCCAGAGACATGCTCGACAAGTACAACGTGGTCGGCTTCTTTGCCGACGCGGCCTTCTTCGAGTCGATGATAGGCGCTTGGGAGAAGGACTACGGGAAGAAACTGAAGGTCGGCCCCCGCAAGAACGGCGATCTCGTCAAGTTCTATACGAACAACTGGAAGAACGAGATGTATCAGGCCACGGAGAACGCGGCCACAGGTTTCCGCTACCCGTATGAGGAGCCGGAAGGCAGAAAGCCAGCGTTGAACAGCATCGCGTTGCTTGCCGACCCGAGGCTCGTCAACCATTTCCGGCATCCGCGCCGGGTGGACAAATCGTATGGCTACAAGATTCTCAAGGAATCACCGGCCAGCCCGAACAAGATCGATGCCTGCGTCGCGGGCATTCTCGCATACCGCGCACGCGCCCGCTATCTGGAGATAGCCGAGGAGAAGAGGCGTCGCGCGCCCATTCGCATCTATTAGGAGGTTAGCCCATGCCCGACGTGCAGCTTGCCATCAGGAACGCGACCGTCGAGGATACGGATGCCTGGAACCTCACCCAGCTTGCTACGGCTTGGGGGCGCAGGCTTCCCATGCTCGCCGTTCTGAAACAGTACAAGGACGGCAAGGAGCTTGTGGACTCCACGAGCGTGCCCGGCAGCACAAGCCCGAACGCGGCTCCCGTGTACCGCACCATGCGCGAGATAGGCACGTTGAATCTGGCTCGCCGTATCAGCGAAAGCGTGACCGACCGTCAGCGTCCGAACGGTTTCCGCAAGATATCCGACGATAAGGTGAAGGACACCGCCGCCGACGCCATGTACCGGGATTGCATGATGGACACGCTGCTGCGCTGCCACCTGTTCCCCGACACTGCGGATTACGGCGCCTCCTACGGCTTTGTGAACAAGGGGCGCGGGAAGAAGCTGGTGCAGGCGTGGAGCCCTTGGTGCTGCTACATGTCGGATGATGAAGATTCGGCCATCCATTACAGCTATGACGCCCGTGATGGGGTCGAGAACATTCGCTTGTTCAGCATGGAACGCGACGAAGCCGGCAATATCAAACGTGTGTATTCCAAGCTCGCCACGCGCGAGAGCGAACGCACGGTGACTGACCCCGACGATGACGAGGCCGTGGCACAGCTCGCCATAGAAGGCAAGGCATGGGAGCCGGGCAACACTTGGGAGTGGGCACAGGGCGATGAGACCTACGATTACGCTCTAGCCTGCGAAAGCCTTCCGGTGGTCAAACTGCCAACGCCGGACGGCATGGGCATGTTCGAGCCTTTTCTTACTCTGCGCCGTATCGACCGTCAGATTTTCGACCGCCTGTGCATAACCATGATGCAGGCGTTCCGCCAACGCGCCATCAAAGGCGACATCAACCTTGAATACGGCCCTGAGGATATCGAGGTCATTCAGGGCTTGAAGGATGAGGGTGACCCAATCGACCTTTCTGAAAGGTTCGCCATGGGTCCCGCAGCACTATGGAACCTGCCGGACGGCGTGGATATATGGGAGTCTCAGACCACCGATCTGAATGGCTTGCAGAACGTCATCAACGCCGACATCAAGCATCTTGCGGCCACTGCCGGCATCCCGTTGGATATTCTCAGCCCTGACGTGCAGGGTTCCGCCAACGGTGCCGAGTTGAAGCGCGAGACGCTGCGGTTCAAGGTCGAGAACCTGAACGCCCTCGCGTCCGAGGCCATCGGACGCATGATTCGCATGGCGTTGACGTTGAACGGCGAGGGCAGCGCCGCCGAGGACGATTTCGAGCTGATGTGGAAGCCCATGGTGTCCACGAGCAGTCTGGAACTCGCCCAATCCGGCCAGCTGAAATACCAGTCCGGTCTGATGGCCCGCCGCACGGTTCTCACCCATGACTTCGGTTTCACAGCTCAGGATATAGCCGAGGATGACATGAATCGCATGTCCGACCAGTTGACATTCTCCGACCAATCGGCCGGTCAGCCCGTACTGCAGGGCGCCGTGCAGCCGGCGACCGGATGGGATGAAACCACCCAGTCCGCCGTTAACGGTTTGAACGGCGACGAGAACGGCGACGGCGTTTCCGATAGCGTCACCAGTCTCGACGGCGTGGAGACGTTCTGATGGCCGACATCACCCAGATTCTCAACCAGCGCATGAGCCGGTACGAGCGCGAACGCGCCCGACTGGTCGAGGAATACGTGACCGCCGCATGGAAGATGTGGCAGAGCCTGTCCCCCGCCGACTGGTGGAACGATGCCATCACGCAGGGCGCGTCGGCTAACCTGACCTCACGGTATATGGCGTTCGTGGAGCGTATGCGCCGACTTGGCATAGCCTATGCCGACATCGCGCTCGGACTTGTCGGCGCCACCGCGCAGGGTCAGCTCCCGGAGTTCGAGGTGGTCAGGGACAACACGGACCCGTGGAAGATGATGCTCCGCCCCGTGGAATCCTACAGGGACGCTTCCAGTAAGGAGCCTCACTTGCGCCCGTCCGCGTGGGAGAACCTTGAGGCCGACGCGCAGCGTTCCGTTGACAGGTGGCTGGAAGAGGCGAACGAGCGTCTTATCGACATCATCGACACCGATTCCATGATCGCCGGAACCCATGCCACGTTGGAACGATACCGTAAGTCCGGCGTCACGAGATACCGGCGCATCATCCACCCGGAACTGTCCAAGACGGGCACGTGCGGCTTGTGCGTGGTCGCAGCCGACAGGGTGTATTCGATAGCGGCCCTTATGCCTTTGCACGGCAACTGCCATTGCACCGTGCTCCCCATCGTCGGAGACAACGACCCCGGTCTGAGACTCAACGACGATGACCTGAAACGCATCTACAAGGAGGCGGGCGGCACTACGGCTGCGAAACTCAAGCAGACCCGCGTGCTGACGCTCACCAACAGCGAGATAGGCCCCGTATTGAGCGCCAAGGAAGTCAAGCCACGCAAGGACGTGGAATGGCATCAGCCCGACGCGGATATGACCCGAGAGCAGATTCAACGAATGTTGGAGAGAGCCAACGTGTTCACCGAATACTACCGGAAGGTCGAATCGACCGGAAAGGCCGAACACTTCCGCTACGAGGAGCACACCTACCATTTCGAACCTTCGCCGCACCTGAAACAGGCGCTGGCGGCAAACCTTGCGTTCGCGCAACAACTCAGGGCGAGGCTTCGCCTTGCCGCGTAACAGCAACCAAGTTGAAAGGAACCATCCCTGATGGCTGACAACGAAAACACCCCCATCGTCGAAACGACCGTGGACGGTGAGCCCGGAACGGGCGAACAGAACGACACCACGCCGAAGGCCGACAGCAACGACCTTGCCGTCCATGTGGCAGGCCATGAGCCGCGAGAACGAGAAGAAGAGCCACGCGAACCTGAAGCGCGCCACCGATGCGGAAAGCAAGCTGGCCGACGTGGAGCACCAGTACGCGCAGGCTCAGACCCAGATCGCCAAGCTCAAGGCGCAGGCCGCATACCCGCAGCTCACCGATGAGGTGTTCGCCGCCCTTGCACCCAAGGACGCGGACGCCGAAGCCATCGAGGAGTGGGCGAAGAACGCATCCCAGTTCATTCTTCCCGCGCAGACCGAAACGGTTGCCGACGATGGGAAGAAAGAAGAACAGCAGCAGCCCCTGCCCGCCTCCGTATTGGAGGGATACAGCCATACGGCGCCTCATCCTCAAGGTTCGACGGCCAGTGGCGGATTGACTGCCGCATACGATTACGGGCGCAAGTTCGCGTCCATCAACAACGACAAAAAGTAAGGAGAACCCCAATGGCTAACCCCGTGGAAATGGTTCACACCACCGGCTATACGGTGCCGCAGGACGACCAGTCCTGGCTTATCAACCGCATCACCGATGGCATTCGTGAGGCGCAGCTTGACCTGAGCCTGTTCACCGGCGACAAGGAGAAGGAACAGAAGTACTTCGCCTCCATCGACCCGGATGATTTCAACGCCTGGCTGAAGTCAGGCATTCCGGTCGCCAAGGTCACCAGCACCGGCCTGTTCGGCCCGTATGACCCGGCCGCCACCGATGGCCGCCAGCTCAAGGTCGCCGGCTTCCTTGAAAGCCAGCAGCACGTGGTGTTCACGCGCTCCAGCTTCGAGAACCAGTATCCGACCGCCGGCGTGCGCTACATGGCCGTCATCGACCGCAACAACCTGCCGGTCACACTGGCGGAAGGCACCGTTTTCGAGGGTCTTATCCTCGACTACGACAAGTCCGCTGGCGGCGATGTGAAGGTGCTGTCCCCGTCCGCTGCCGGCACCGCCTACAAACTGCCCAACGCCACTGCAAGCGCACTGGGTGGCGTCAAGCAGGCCGCGAACGTCGCCAACCTCGCAACCAGTGCCGACGCCGCCGCCATCGTCGCTGCGGTCAACACCCTGTTCGTCAATCTGCGCACTGCCGGTGTCATGGCCGCTAAGTGACCTTAATCATTCGTTTTCTGAAACCTGCCCCATGTGGCGGGTTTTTTTATACCCGAAAGGAACATCATGGCCCTTATCAACAAGGACATCATCACGCCCGCTGAAGCGTCGGCCATCGTGCTTGGCGCATATCAGTCCACGCGCGAGATTCTGCCGTTCGGCAAGATTCTGCCGGATGTGATGAACCCGACCGGTCTGAACGTGAGCTGGATTCCGAACCAGCCGCGCTTCGAGGTCGAGGAAATGAAGTATTCGACGTGGGATGCCGAAGCCCCGTATG